CTATCTCGACGTGATCCCAGGCGAGAAGCCGTCTTAAGCGTGCGTTGCCGGTCCCAAGGCATGGCGTCAGGTTCGCGGCATGTCTTATCCCTGGCCGCTTGCCAAGCTCGATATTGTCAATCGGGCATTGCAAAGTACCGGCGACAATCTTGTGGCCGTTGCCGACGATGGCTCGGATGAATGGAATGTAGCCTCGCCGGCTTATGATGAAGCTCTGGCCTATATGATGGAAAGCCACTCCTGGGGCTTTGCCATGCAGACTATTGTGCTTGTTCCAAGTCCGACGCCGCCCCAGGATACCGATTTCGATACCGCTTATCCGATCCCCCCCGATTGTGTTCATGTGGTTTGGGTCAAGCTTAATTTAGGCGATCCGGTAGTATCCAATGCGCCACGCTTGGCGCTGTGGAAGATTGCCGCCACGCCGACCGGTCCGGTCATCGTGATCAATTCGCAGGGCGGGCCGCCGCCGCCCATTCCGCCGGTCGTGCCGGCGCAAGTGACCATGTATTATTTGTCCAATGCCGGCGCGCTGACCGACAGCACGTTTGGCACGCCGACAATGGTTTTGGCGCTCAAGGCGTTTGTTGTATCGGGCATTTATCGCGGCTTGCATGAAGACATGGCCGAGGCCGATAAAATATGGATCGGCGGTGAGCAATATCTGCAACGTGCGCGCACCCGCTACGACCAGCAAAAACCTAAACGGCAGTTTTTCAACAGTCGCATTACTGCAGTGCGCCGGATCCGCCGGCCGTGGCCGCGCATCGGCATTAATTATTGGGGTTCTGGTTCTGGTTCCTCCGGCATACCGGGTTAAACGCCAATGGCGATCCCGAAAATCATCAATGCGCAACGCGATTTCTCGGCCGGCGAGCTCGATGAAGGCATCAAGCGCGCCGATGAGCTCGGTGTTATGAAGACCGGCGCCAGAGAAATGGTCAATTGGCGCATTCTGTCATCAAAGACAATCCAGAACCGGCCCGGCCGTACTGCAATGTTCACGTTGAGCGGCGGCGTATTTGGTCGCGTCGAGGAATTCCGCATGGGCGGCCAATTGTTCTATATCGCCTTTGCACCAGGCGGTATCGGCATTATCAACGCTCTCGGTGTTCTGATCAGCGTTTATAATAGCTTGACCATCAACGGCATCAATTTTCCTATTCCTTGGACCGCGGGCAATCTCGGCGGAATTACTTGGACGCAAATTCATAATTCGATCTACATCACTTATCCTGATGGCGCCCCGAACAATGTGCCACAGGTTTTTACCTGGGATGGCGTGGTCTTTACGCTGGCGAGCTATCTTGAGGCTATTAACGGCGCACAAAAGCGCACTTTGTTTTATCGCATTTCGCCGCAGGGCATTACGCTGCAACCGAGCGGGACGACCGGAAACATCAACATCAAATTTTCCGCTAATGTTTTAGTGCCGGCAATGGGCGGAACGCGATTGGAATATTGTGGCCGGCAAATGATCATTACCAGTGTCTCGAGCGGTACGACCGGAACAGCAACGGTCAATGAGCCGCTGCCGCCTGGGCAAATCTTGACGCTGTCCAGTCCGACCGGCTCCTTTAATCTCGGTGACGAAGTCAAAGGCTCGGTTTCTGGCGCTACTGGAATTGTTACTACGACAGGAAACAGCCAGGCAATTTATGGCATTACCAATGCTAATTTTAATATCGGCGACACTGTTACTGGCGGCACGTCCGGCGCCAGCGGCACCATTACTCAAGTCGCTTTTTACGGATTTTTCGCGCCTTATATCGCAGTCGCTCTGGCGCTTGGTCCGTTTTTCATCAATGGCGAGACTGTAACCGATACCAATACCGGGCAGACCTTTAGCGCGTTTATCAGTGGCACGAGCTCGGGAACCACCATGACCGTGCAAATATTGCCGACAGGAACCGGCAATATTGTTAGTTTCACCACTAGCGATCTTGTTGTTGGACCATCGGCATCCTCGGGGATTTCCGCGGTTTCTACTACGGTGCCGCAAGCGGTGACGATTTGGGACGATGAGGTAATGAACGGTTTTCGTGGTTATCCGAGTTCGGTGTTTTCCGATCAATCAAGATTGGGCTTTTGTAATTTTCCGTCGGTGCCTTCCGGTGTTGCTTGGTCAGCGCTTGGTCAACCGCATGATCTATTGGTCGGGGCATTGCCCAATGATGCAATCTTCGAGCTCGCGCCGGACAACTCGCAAGTGTTTTATGTCATTCCCGGCATGGAGAGCTCGGAATTTGTTTTTACCGATCGCGCGATTTTCTACATTCCGGTCGGCGGCATCCAGGCGCGGCCTCTGGAACCTGGCACAGTGGAGTTCAACAAGGTGTCGGATTACGGTGTGATGCCGAAGGTACAGCCGCGCCGGGCCGAGCAAAGTATCATTTACATTAAGGCCGGCGGTGTTCAGGTCGGTGCGGTGCAGGCGCCAGGCGCTTATTATCGGCCCTATGTGGTCGATCATGTCTCGGAAATACACTCGCATCTGTTTACCGCGGCAAGTTTGGTTGCGATTGCAATTCCTTCCGGCCCCAATCAATTCGAAGAACAATATATTTATATTCTGCGCAGCGACGGTTTTATTATCGTCGGCCATTATGCAATGCGTCAGGGCTTGATTGAGCCGGGACCGGAAGGCAAGCCGGCGATCGGCTGGTTGCCGTGGTACACCGCCAACGGCAAAAGCACTTGGGTTTCGGCGTTACAAAGCGATGTGGTTTTTACCACTAATTACACACCGAACGGCGTGCCTGTTGTTGCCATTGCCGAACGGCTTGACGACACACAATTTCTTGATGGCACTCTATATGTGAACAATCTGTCGTCGGCTTTTACGCCGCCGGTCGGTAAAGGCCCGCTGTTTTTATATCCTGGCCCTAACTCCACGGTGTTTTTGTTCGACGGCTCGCGGCCGATGGGAATGTATAATGTTGATGGCAACGGTTTTATTATTCCGCAATTCATCGGCGGCGAGAATTTGGCGTCGCCCAATCTTGTTGCCGGTCAAACATGGATTGCAAACCTCGAACTGTGGATGCCGGGCGCAACGCCAGGTCAAAGCGTACGCCAACGCACGTTGCGCCGCCGCGTTTCGCACATGGCCGTCGATGTTTCTAATTCGACCGGTTTTCTAATGGCACGGCTGTTCGCCGGGCCGTTAACGCCGATATCGCCGACGCTCGGTGCAGTGATAAATTATCGTCGGGTGCCCGCTTACAATATTGGCGATGATGCAACAAAGCCGCCGCCATTGCGTGAGGAAATGCAGCGCTGGCGTCCGCTCGGCCGGGTCTTTGATCCGCGCATTGCCATTTTCAAGGATACGCCGGGTTCGTTGCTCATTCATGAGGTTGCAATTGAGGTCACGATCTAATGGGCCAGGCAGCAGCAGCGGGCGGTATGTCGTTGGCGGGATTGGGCTTCACCATGGCCGGTCAATATTTGAGCTCGCGCGGCGAGGCGGCCGGCGAGAAATTCAAGGCCGAGGAACTCGAGCAACAGGCGCAATATGGCGAACTTAAAGCCGCGCAGACCAATGCGCAGATGACCAAGAACCTCGCCATTACGCTCGGCCATATCGATGCTGTGCGCGCGGCCATGCACACCGATCCGACCTCGCCGACTGGCGCCGCGGTGCGCGGTGAAATCGAAGAAACCGGCGAGATGAAAAAAGAAATCACCGTCGAGAACATCTTGCAGCAAAAGCGCATGGACGAGGCCGGCGCCGCCTATCAGCGCTCGCTTGCCAGCAATGCGCTCCTGGGCGGCGATATTGGCATGCTCGCCACCGTATTCGGCGGCGTCGCCGGCGCCATGAAAAGCATGCCGGGAACGCCAGGAACGCCGCCAACGCCGAGCGTTAGCGATACGGCGATTTATTGATGCCCGAAGAAACCACCATACGGCCGTCGCCGGTTGTTACCTCGGAGGCGCCGACGCCGCGGATTTCGGCCGGCGAGGTAGCGCAGCCCTATGAAATGCTGGCGCGCTCGTTGTCGAAACTCGGCCAGGGCCTCGAGGACGTAGCGACGCCGCTCGCCGAACAGGCCGGTTACAAGGCAGTCACCCGCGACGCCCAGGGCAATATCCAGGTCGATCGCATGCCGATCTTTGGGCGTGCCGGCGATGCTTATGCGCACGCGGTCAAGATGGGTGCGCTGGCGCAAGGCGAGGGCGATGCCAAGCGCGCGGACATCGCGTTGCGCGAGCAATACCGCGATAATCCGCAGGGTTATCAGCAAGCGGCGCAGGCGTTCAAAGACAAGACGGTGGTGCAATACCAGGCCGCGGCCGGGCCTGAGGTTGCTACTGCGCTCGGCACGGCGATCGACAACACCACGACATACACCTATCGCGGTTTGTTGAATGAAAAAGAACGGCTCGATTTGCAGCGTTCCGAAAGCCAAATGAATGCTGGCGTTAAGGACGCCACCGACGATTTGATGGCATTGTGTCGACAGGGCTGTCCTGTCAATGATCCGGCATTCAAAACGGCGCTCGACAAAGTTACCCAATTGCTCGACGCCAAGGCGTCAAATCCGCGACTGGCTTATTCGCA